TAGATTTAGCCACATCTGGTGTTACAGCAACCACATATGGCGGCGCTGCAACCATTCCATCATTCACCGTTGATGCTTATGGTCGAATTACCTCGGCATCTGGTGTTACAGCATCTATTCCGATTTCATCTGGTGTTTCTGGTCTTGGCACAGGTGTTGCTACTGCACTTGCAACAGCCGTTGGTTCTGCTGGTGCATTCGTCACCAATGGTGGTGCCCTTGGAACACCATCATCTGGCACACTAACAAACTGTACCTTCCCAACTCTAAATCAGAATACTACAGGTTTTGCAACATTTTTAAATGCCGCCCAGTCAAGTGCTGATGCTCCTAATCAAAGTATTGCATCACGTATTAATTCTGGTTTCTGGCAAACATCATATGCCACAACAGCTAACGGTTGGCCAGTAACAACTTCATCTTGGTATCATTTGATTGCCTCAACGCATAGTAATGGTTCAAATTATTATTCTATGCAACTTGCGGCAGACTTCTATTCAAATAGTCTATATTATAGATCGACCAATGCTTCGGGTAGCAATGCATGGAGTAGAGTATTACTAGATGGTGGCGCTCTAGGCACACCATCTTCTGGCACACTAACAAACTGTACCGGTTTACCACTAACTACAGGTGTTACGGGAACGCTTGCTGCGGCTAATGGCGGTACCGGTCAAACAGTATATGCCGTTGGCGATCTTCTTTTTGCTTCAACAACTACTGCATTGTCGAGACTTGCCGATGTTGCTACCGGTAACGCTCTTATCTCTGGTGGTGTTGGTGTTGCTCCAGCTTGGGGTAAGATTGGTCTAACAACTCATATTTCTGGCACTCTAGCTGTTGCCAACGGCGGTACAGGTACTACAACCAGCACAGGATCAGGTAGCGTTGTTTTATCAACCAGCCCCACACTAACAACTCCTGCACTTGGAACACCATCAAGCGGAAACTTAACAAACTGTACCTTTCCAACTCTAAATCAGAACACTACCGGCTCTGCCTTTTATATAACTTCTCGTGATACAAGAGCCACCGTAGATGGACCTAGCCTTGGTGCGGCCCGTGTTCAATTTGACTTTAAAACAAATACCACCGACGGTCTAAATGATGGCGGCACCTACCATGGTGTTATGACATTCCAGCAATACGCTGACGCATCTGGTGGTGGTACAAGACAACTTGGTTTCACTGATAACGATAATCTATGGATTAGAGGTAGCGGATCAGCACTATCAACTTACGGTGCTTGGAAACGAGTTCTAACTGCCAATGCTGCTCTCGGAACACCAGCATCTGGCACACTAACAAACTGTACCGGTTTACCACTAACTACAGGTGTTACGGGAACGCTTGCTGCGGCTAATGGCGGTACAGGAAACGCATCATATGCCGTTGGTGATATTCTGTATGCTTCAACAACTACAGCATTGACAAGACTTGCCGATGTTGCTACAGGTAACGCTCTTATCTCAGGCGGTGTAGGCGTAGCACCTGCATGGGGTAAGATTGGTCTAACGACCCATGTTTCTGGCACTCTAGCTGTTGCCAACGGCGGTACGGGTACTACAACCAGCACAGGATCAGGTAGCGTTGTTTTATCAACCAGCCCCACACTAACAACTCCTGCACTTGGTACTCCATCATCTGGCACACTAACAAACTGTACCATTCCTTGGTCAGGTGTTACAGGCAAACCAACTACATTATCTGGTTATGGTATTACAGATGCTCTTCCATTAGCTGGCGGAACAATGACCGGATTGATTACCGGAAGAACCAATGCTGCGGCGGCCAATACATCAAATACCTCAGTTTCTAATGATACAGGTTCATTTTCTGTTAGAGGCACACAATTCGTTAGCGCCGTCATGTCATTTCATAGAACTGGTGCCTACGCTATCAACCTTGGTCTTGATATAGACAACATATTCAGAATTGGTGGTTGGTCTGATGGTGTTAATACTTATAGATTAACACTAGGAGCACCAGGTGGCACACATACCTTTAATGGTACAGTATCAGCAACAGCTTTCAGCGGACCTCTAACATATACAGTTCTTACTGGTCCAGCATCAACCAGTAGAGATAAAATTAGAGTTTGGAGTGATAGTAATTATACGATTGGCATGACCAATGGATTTACTTTCGGACCGATCGAAAACGAATATGCTATGACATTCCAAATGAATGATTCTGCTACTAGAGGATTTTGGTGGGGCGACGCTGCGCATACAGCCGCTCAGGGTGCTATGGCCCTTTCAACCGACGGTAAGTTGACAGTTGCTCATAGCGTTCGACTAGGTTATGGTGAGTCAGACACTACACTTCCTGGGGCAACTCATAGACTTGATGTTTCTGGGTCAGGTAACTTCACAGGTAGCGTAACAGTTCCAAACTCAAGCAATACTACAGGTTCTACTACAGCCGGTGTCAATTTCAGCGCACAAGGAAGTGCTTATATCTTTGGTACAACTAGTGATAGTGTCGCCTCTACCACTTCAAACTTGAAGATTACTTCTTGGTTCGGTATTGGTTTTGGTCCATCGGTTTCTGGTCAGACTGTTCCACAATGGGAAAATGCTATGTGGCTAAACGCCAGAACAGGCGATTTGTCATGTAGAGCAAACATTACCGCTTATGCTTCTGACGAAAGACTAAAAGAAAACTTTAGTCCTATCGCAAATGCTATTGATAAGATCAAGCGCATTTCTGGTTATACTTTCGATTGGAGAGTAGAAAAGTGTAAGTCTTTAGGCTTTGCTCCATATAGAGAACATGAACACGGACTAAAGGCTCAGGAAGTCGAAAAAGTAATGTCTGATGCTGTTGACATTGCACCTTTTGATTGCGACTCAGATGAAAATGGTAATAAGATTTCTAGAACAGGCAAAAACTATCTAACAGTTAAATATGAAAAACTTGTTCCTCTATTGATCGAAGCAATCAAGGAGCAGCAAACCGAGATAGACAATCTAAAGCGTATTGTTGATATGCTAAATACTGTTAAATAAATGCATCTGCTTCAAGCAGGCATTAACTAAAGAGGTATATTATGGAAAAGACAATTAAACTAGAACTTACAATTCCTATGATTAACAATGTTCTTACGGCTCTATCTAAGATGCCCCTAGAACAGACATTGGAAACATTTCTAGCTATTCGTCAACAAGCAGATTCACAGGTGCAGGAACTAAATGTGAATGTCACTGAGAGTTCTGTCCTTAATAAGTAAAAGACACGGATGAGGTAAATGTCGATCAATCAGCCAGCAAATAAAGAAGAACTAAAAGACTTTTGCCTAAGACAGTTAGGATATCCTGTCATTCAGGTTAATGTTGATGATGTTCAGGTCGAAGATGCCATTGAGTTGGCATTTGAGTTCTGGAATGAGTTCCATTTCAATGGCACTGAAAGATCGTATGTGAAGCATCAAATAACACAGCAAGACCTAAACAATCAATACATTCCTGTATCTGATGGTTTGATTGGTGCTATTCGTGTGTTTCCTGTTGGTGGTTCTTACCTCGCCATGAACATGTTTGATTTAAGGTACCAGTTGCGTCTTAACGACCTCTGGGACCTTTCATCAACATCATATGTCAATTATGCTCTAACAATGCAGCATCTTGCCACACTTAATATGATCTTCACAGGTCAGCAGCCTATTCGTTTCAATCGTATCACTAACAAACTCTATATCGATTGGGACTGGAAGAATGACATTCAACCCGGTGAATATATCATCGTTGAAGGTATCGTAATTACAGACCCAACAACTTACACTAGAGTTTGGAACGACCGTATGCTCAAGAAACTTGCCACAGCGTATGTCAAGAAACAATGGGGACAGAATATGTCCAAGTTTGACAAGATGCAGTTGCCAGGTGGTGTAATGATGCGTGGTGTCGATATCTTCAATGAAGCCACGGCAGAAATTGAAAAGATCGAACTAGAAATTCGTTCGACTTATGAGCAGCCTCCTGCCTTCTTGGTAGGTTAAAATGGCAGTAAACGGTTATTTCAATAACTTTCCCTCACAGAATAGATTGGGAAACGAGCATTCTCTTATGGAGGATGTTATCGTTGAATCTATTCAAATCATGGGACATAATTGCTATTACATTCCTAGAGAATCGCTAGACAATGTTGATATGATCTTTGGTGAAACTACCAAGGTCAAATTTAAACATGCTTACATCATTGAAGCATATATTGCCAATGCAGAAGGATACGAAGGTGATCATGATTTCTTCTCTAAGTTTGGTCTAGAGATTAGAGATACATCTAACTTTGTTATCTCACGCCGTTCATTTGCTCGTATAGTTCCATCAGCACTTAGAGAACGCCCACAAGAGGGCGATCTTGTTTGGGTACCACTATTACACCGTATGTTTGAGATTAAGTTCATTGAAAAGAAACTTATGTTCTATTCATTGGGCAATCGTCATCCATTCGTCTTTGAAATGCGTTGTGAAGTCTTCCGTTATAGTGAAGAAGATTTTGATACTGGCATTGGTGAGATTGATCAAGTCGAAGAAGATAACGGCTACACAATTAAACTAACTCTAAACACATCTGGTTCAGGATCATTCCGTGATAACGAGGTTGTTTATCAGTCACCAGACGGAACATGGGCAAACGCTACTGCTACAGCCGAAGTTTCTGAATGGTTTGCAGCTAATGGAACAATGCTTCTACACAACATCATGGGCACATTCAGCCCAAGTGCTAATGTTTATGGTAATACATCGCAGGCAATATTCTCTACAACCGCCAACGGTGTAGATGCAACTGGTGATTTCGTAATGCAAGATTTCTTTAACAACGATGATTTCGGCAAGTCAACAGAACTTATTCTTGATCTATCTGAAATCAATCCATTCGGAACACCGTAATGCTAGGTAATGCACCGTTTTATCACTCACTAACTAAGAAAGCAGTCATTCTATTTGGCAGACTGTTTGATGACATTACTGTAGTTAGAACGAATAATCAGACAGGCAAAGAGACACAGCGTTTCTTGGTCCCGATCATCTATGCTCCTAAAGAGAAGATGGTCACTCGTATTGAGTCCGACCCAGCACTACTAAAACAGTTTCAAGCTATTCTTCCTAGAATGAGTTTCGAGATTACAGGTATCTCATATGATCCTACTCGCAAGCAAAACTCTACATTAAGGGCAGTAGCACCTAATAATGGATCATCTGTTAAGTCGCAGTATGTTGGTGTGCCTTATGACATTACATTCGCTTTGAACATCTATGCAAGAAACATTGATGATGGCACACATATTGTAGAACAGATTTTACCTTTCTTCAATCCCGATTTCACAGTCACAACAAACATGATTCCCGATCTAGGATTTCTAAAAGATGTGCCTGTAATTCTTAATTCAGTAACAAACGACATTCAATACGAAGGCAACTTTGACTCAGTTCGTTATGTATATTGGACTCTCACTTTCACAATGAAGATGCATTTCTATGGCCCAATCACAACGCCCAAGATTATCACTTCTGCTAATACTAGAGTGTTTGCTGATAACACTATCATAACAAACAATGGCTATATTGCCACATTGAATGTTGCAAATGCAAACGGTAGCTTCAATAGAGG